CCCCTGCATCCCCGCTTGGGGTTAAAATTAACCCGTCAATGTTTGGAGAAGTAGATGCGTGATAGTATCGTATGCCCAGTCTGCAAGGGAAATGGATTTTTGCGTGACAAATTTCGCAAGCAAATTGTCCAATGCGATGAATGCAAATCATCTGGAGAAATTAGAAAGGAGATAAAAGATGGGCAATCTAACGTACTTGAAATTCTTCGACGCCGACAGCGTTGATGTTGTCAATGACTTGTGCAAGCGCGGCTGGAAAGTGAAGCCAGCCGGTGAGACAAAATCAGGTAGCCCGATCTGTGCCGTGTATATCAATGCCGGTGACGAACGTGACATTCACATATTGCATTGTCCTGAGTGCCTCGAAGTAGAGATCGAGGTGTACCATCTTGACTGGTCAATGCTGACCTGTCCGGGTTGCTCTTCTGACGTTGCTCAAGAAGATTGGGTCACAGAGGCCGACATAAGAGAGATACGTCTAGAAGAACTTTGTGATGGTGAATTTTATGTTCCGTTAACTGAGGGCGAAATAGACGAAGGGTGTGACGACGAACCTGCCTAACAAAATGAAAGGAGATCGCTATGACTGAGCGATATAGTTTTGCTGACGATGTTATCGCCGCGCTTAATAATCCTAAGCGCGGTTTTTATATGAAAGGCCTCTCGCCGGAGACTACCCAGTTCAGGCGGCAGCGCCAACAAAGAATCTCCAGTATGCGTAAAGATATGAGGCTGGCTACCCGTTACGTTCTCGACGACGATTTTGTGGACTTCGCAATGGAGGCGTCGATGCGGGCTGACGGGGAAGAATTAGTTGATCAATACAAGTTCATGTCCCCCCCCAACGATCTCATGTGGATCGAATGGAACGAAGTTGCTCGACAGAAGACGCTCGAAAGGGTTTGTCCTGAGATTGGTGAGACATCGAAGGTTGATTGGCACAACATTCCTCCGAGCGTAGGCTACCTTTTTGAAGAGGCCCCTCACACGGGCTATGAAGGCGAGGCCTTCATAGGGACGCCGTTTGCTAACTTTGATGATCTGCACGGGGGACTTAGCGGCAAAGTATTTACGTCGCCTCTTGCGCTTTATTTCGCGAAGTTCGACGAGGAGAAAGGGTCTGGGTTCTCTTTAGAAAATCACAGAGATTTTCTGGCTGATTTTTTCTCCTTGTCGCCAGCTAAACTGTCTGACGAGCAAGTCGAGTTAACTCGAAAAGCAGACTGCGCCGCCGTAATTGAGTCGCTTGGGGACTGGTGGTGCAGGAGGAATCTGAACTCTCTGCCTACCGAAACAGACCACGCGCTCAATACGCTATGCAACCATCTTCGCCTTATTCAAGGTCCGGGCGTTGACCTTTTTGTTAATACACAAAGCGGTCAGTGGGACTCAGAAGTTGCCAAGTCATTAAGGGCTGTTGGGTCTGACATGACCAACGGTGACTCCCGGTTTTTGATCACCGTTTTTGCGATGCTGAACTACGACTGGATTGTAAAGGAGCAGAAAGAAGCTGGCAGCAAGCGCCGCTACCGTCATGGCAAGTTCCATCGTGGCAATTCTCACATTGAAGTATCCATTGACCTGCCAAAATTTCATGGGGTCACGGTCATGCCAAATGGTTTTGGTGGCATGAATGAGAGCAGTCGCCGTCAACACAGTGTGCGCGGTCACTGGCGGCGTTACCGAAAGAGCGGAAAGCGCGTTTGGGTTTCTTCCCATCTGCGAGGCGACCCCAAACTGGGCGTCATTACGAAAGACTACACGCTAACTCACAGGAGGTGACATATGGAGAAATTCAAAAGATGCCGCAAATGCGGCGGTCTTGACGAGTACATCATGACTCAAGACACAACAGACTTTTGGTATTGCGACGACTGCAAAACCGAAAGAGCGGTGAAAGCCGTTGATCTAGAAACGCCCGAGACACGGGCCATAGACAGAATGGGAGAGTGACATGACATGGCACCTATGTTATTTGTTGGGCGCGATTGTGACACTTAGTCTTTTTGTCTTTTTTGTTGGGACATCAACCAGCAACTTAGACACTAAAGGCGAAGTTGTCACAACCATTGTCGGGTTAACTTTAACCTTACCAGTGGTTGGTATCGTTATCGCAACGACACTTTTTTGGGGAACTAACTGATGAAGAGAATTGGAGTTATCGCTGACGAAGTAATCGAGAGCTTATGCCGCGCACAGGCTGAAGCAACAGACCCAGAGGTTAAAAACATCTGGAAACAAAAGGTCGCTGAGGTGGCCCGTAGAAAGGAGAACTTAAATGCAGAGACTACACATCAATCTTCCCGATGATCTTCACGGAATTCTGAGGGATATGTGCGACAAAGAGGTCAGGAACGTATCGTCTCAGATTCAGTTTCTGATCAAACAGGCGCACATCCGATCTAATGGAGGTTCTAATGGAACAGCCCCGGAGCCAAAGCAAGATGATCGTTGAAGTCCCGATCACCTTGATTGACGAGAACGGTAGGTCATACAAAGCCAAAGCGTTGGTCAATAACGTCACTGGCGAGGTGAACCATGTGCCGATGCATCAGGACGCAAATTGCATCCCAGCAGAAGCGAAGCCTGACAACTAATCGAAGGGAGGGGGAGCAATCCCCCTCCTAAATTTCAACGTCCCAATCCTCGTGGACTTCTTGGTAGGTCCCCGTGATGACATCATATGTCAGTTCAGACACCCCCTGCTTTCCAAGGTGCTTGAAGCGAACCTTCCACACATGAACCTCCACGGTCTCCCGGTCAAAGTTCCGGTGAACCGTCAAACCGACATCCGCCTTTGCAAACCAACTTGCTGAGGATGAAATGTCGTATCCCTTGGGAACCGGATAGTTCCCATCGTTCTGTCGATACAATTTCGACGGATGAGCGACAAAGAACACGGCGACATCGTGGGCCGCCGCCCAGTTCCGAACCTTTGTCAGCATCTCGCTGATCAGGTTTGTCTCGCTCTTAGACCCCAGCCCCATCTCCATATAATTGTACGGATCAATAGTTAATGTGCGAACACCCATGCGGGCTACCGCTGCCGATGCCCGCTCCAGAATATCATCGATGGTTGCCGAAGTGCCGTCGCTCTGCTCCATGAAGATGAAGTGATCCCGAAGCCAATCCATCGCGTCTTCCATCTCGTCCTCTGACATGCGCTGCGTCGGCCCAATGTGAAATGGCTTCCGCAGCTTCTTCTCAAGAAATTTAGCGATGTGCATGTGCGGCGGGTTTTCAAAGCTGCAAATGGCATGTTTCCAATCGTAGGTTGCAGCGAGGTTGAATAAGATTTGATCAACAAACTCTGATTTACCCATCGACGGAACACCGGTCACGATGTGAAGCATCCCGCTCTTAATCGTGAAAAGTTCATCTACACAAGCGAAGCCAGTGGTCAGTCCCTTGCCAGCACCGTTCTGGTAGAGATGTTTCACCGCATCAGCGTAGTGGTCGGTGTCATACAGTCCGGCTATCGGCCAAGGAGTTGCCGCATCAATCATGTTGCGGAGTTCTGCCTTGCCGTGCCGCAGCAGAACATCGTTAGCGTCTTTGCAATCGTCAGGAAACTCGACGGTCCAGCACTTGGACTTGCCTATGCGTCTCGCCAGTTCTTCCGCGAGGGCCTTGCCCGGAGCATCACCATCTACAGCGATGACGATCTTCTCAGCCTTCTTCAACTTCTCATGTGCTTGCCACACGTAGTTGAACTTCCGGTCCTCCGATGGATCGACTGTCCCGTCACTGACCTTGACGGGAGCGCCATTCGGGACGCTAATTGCGTTCCGCACCCCAGCCTCTCTCGCGCTGAGGCAATCAATCTCCCCCTCCACGATAACTATCGGCTCTTCATCAACGATACGCTCGACGCCATAGAAGCTGGTCGCGCTGCCCTCTTGAATGTGATCCTTGATATCGATCCCACGATATTTGACCGCGTAAATGTTATCGGTATTTGGATCAACGTATGGGAAGCCAACCACCGGCACCTCTGCGTTCGCTTTGCGTAACCACTTCGTGGCAGAGACAACTCGCCCCGAGGCGATTACCTTGTCAGACAGTCCGCGTGACCTAAGGTAGTCAACGGCGTCATCCTCTATTTTCTGTTTTGGCGGCGTAAACTTTTTAATCTCTGCTGTTTTTTCCACTCTGTCTGTTCCTCCGTTCTCACCACAATGGTGGCAGAGCCAGCGGACGCCGTCCTCTGTCACCTTGATGGACAAGACTTTTTGCTTTTGATTGGATTTTCTTCGGGTGTGTGAGCAGACAGGACAGGTGTCTCTGTATTGCCCGATAGATCGATGCGCGTATCTACCGCGCAGTGTGTCTTGTAAGTCAGTCATTTTGTCACCTCCACTTCTGTCATAGTGGTGGTTTAACAAATCGTCAAACAGGAATTTTCGCCAACCTTATTTCTGCTCGTGGGTTTTCCTTGTCCAGAGCATGTAAAACAACCTTCGCTTTAATCTGCCGGTCGTTCTTGATTGCGCGGTCCTGCAACAAATCCATGATCAGGCTTTCATCAAGATCAGGTCGGCGGGAGGCGTACCAAATTTTGCACCAGAGCAAGACATCATCTTCGATCAATTCATCTAGAACCCTGCATTGACTGGCAAATGTTTTCTCGTAGGCCCTCGCCTTGTCAGACTTGATCGAAGCTGGCCTGTTTCCAAACTTAACAATCTTGCGGGAGTTAGCCTTACTGGCTGGCTCACCTAAAATCTCACAACTAAATAACCAATCCGTGAGCCACAATTTATCGGTATCTAATAAATCTATTGCCATTAGTTATTTCCCTCTGTATGTTCGCTCACATGAGGTACACAAATAAGACTGGTTTACCAGACCCAGTGGTGAAAGCGCTCACTGAGTTTGAAAAAGGAGAGGTAGTCGAAGGCACCCGTGTCACGACGTTGATCGATTCTCCCAGAATTTCACAACTGCGGCAAGAGCACGGACACGAAATAACCGAGGACGTATCGGAACTCGTCTACCGCGTGATGGGTACTGCTATCCACACCGTGTTCGAGAACGCTGCCAGCAACAGCTACGTCGCAGAGGAGAGACTTGAGCACGACGTAGATGGCACCTTGATCTCCGGGCAGATTGATCTCCAGTACGAAGACGACGACGAGGTCGATCTCAAAGATTTCAAATCCACCTCCGTATACAAGGCGATGATGTCGGACCACTCAGATTGGGAGCGGCAGCTAAACGTCTATGCCTATCTGGTTCGCCACGCCAAGGGTCTGCGCGTTCGTTCTGCGTCAGTTATCGGGGTATTACGAGACTGGCGCAAAGCCGACGCCGACAGGCGAGAAGATTATCCTGCTGCACCGATTGTCGAGATCGATGTTCCTTTATGGTCAGAGCCTGAACAGGACGCCTACGTTCAAGGTCGGGTTCGTGAGCATTCGAGAGCAGAACTTGAGAAAGAGTTCAACGGGCTGCCCGACTGCTCTGATGCAGAGAGATGGGCGCGTCCCACCAAATGGGCAGTCCACAAAGGTAAGAATAAAAGGGCGTTGCGGGTCTTCGATAATGAAGACGACGCCCAGAGTTTCGCCGCCGAGGATGACACCCGGCGAGTGGAAAAGAGGCCCGGTGAGTTCACCAGATGTGCGAACAACTATTGCCGGGTCAATCAATGGTGCAACCAATGGCATGAGGTAAAAGATGACAACCAAGAAGGGTAATTTTGAGAGCCTCTTTGAGGCTAAAATCCCTGCGGACAAGATCGAAAAGAAGAATGGGTTTGACTATTTAAAGTGGTCATATGCTTGGTCCCAGATCAAAAAGAGGCACCCAGATGCTTCTTTTGAAAAGCATTGGTTTACAGTGGGGGAGCCGAGTTATTCCATACCCTACGCGATGGACAAGAAGGGTTTTGCATACGTTAAGGTCACCGTCACGATTGATGGCGATTCAATAACCGAGACCTTTCCGGTTCTAGATTACCGCAACAAGGCGGTGCAGACACCCGATCCGATGGCAGTCAACACAGCCTTACAGAGAGGGCTTGTGAAAACGATTGCTTACCACGGGTTTGGTTTGCTCCTTTACGAAGGCGCAGCCGACGAGTTGATTGCTGAGGAAGAGCCGGAAGAGATCGAAGAGAAGATCGAAGAGAAGCCCAAGGCTAAACCGAAGAAGGTTAAGAAAGAGGAGCCAGAGGTTAAAATTAACCCATCAACAGATGGTTTCCGAGGAAAGATGCTCGACCATCATGCTGATATTGTTGAGATGGAGGAGGGCGAACAGTTCGCCACGATCAACGGCGATAGCGATGCGTTCGACATTGTTGAGAAGGTTTTCTCGACGTTCATGCCGTCACTTGGTGATCGGGCCGGTGCTAATCCCGAGGAAGGTTTCTCCGGTGAGCCTGTCTACGACACTAACGACGAGTGCGTTAAAGCCGTCGAGGCCTTCTACAAGCACAACAAGGACGCGATTGGAATGATCGCAGAGAGTGCTCCAGAAATTCACAAGCGAGTTATGGGGTTCTTTAAGGAAGCAAAGAAAGCCGCGCAGAGCGGTGAGGTATATTCATACGAAGAAGGAGAAAATTAATGGCGAAGTCTAATTTCGGCGGCGGTAATATCTTCCGCAATCAACGCAAAATCGACTCCATGTCGATCAACATCAGCCACGCTGACAACCACAACGAGAAGCAGCCTGATATCAGCGGTGATATTGAGATCACCAAAGATGCGGCACGGTACCTCGTTGAGGCCTTCAAAAACAAAGAGACAGGGATGTCTAAAAGAAGGCAAACAGAAGGTCAGCAGGTTGCGAAACTTGAGATTGCCGGGAAGGTCTGGCAGGGCAAAAGCGGTCAGTATCTTTCGGTCTGGCTACAGGAGCCGTACAAGAAACCAACGCCTGAACCGGAGGTTCAAAACGATGATCTCGACGACGAGATTCCGTTCTAAGAAATGGCTGGCCTCAGTCAGGGAGAGACCATGCTTAGTGTGTGGCTCTCCCTACACTGTCGCTCATCACGTAACCTTCACAGCGCCCGCCGCGATGTCTCTAAAAGTGCCTGACGATATGACTGTTCCTCTGTGCGATATGCACCACAAAGAACTTCACATGCACGGCAACGAGAAAAGGTGGTGGGCTTTGCAAGGAGTTGACCCAGAAGAATGGATAAAACAATTCAAGAGCGAAGCTACGGACTTGAAGCCATAAAGACCGCTCTTCGCCAAACCAAAGACGGCATAGCTATAACGCTTGTTGTTCACCCAAACGATGTTCCCCCAGACCTCATGTCTGATCCGATTGGTTCTCGGTATATGGTTGGCATGGCGCGACTGGACGACGACGATACAATCATCACGCCACCCAGTGTGCGAGAGGCTAACAAGATCGTCAATCAAGCCGGTATGCTTTGCCGGGAGGATTCATTCCAAGATTGGTTGTTTGATCAAGGTTTGATTTTTGAGAAAAACGAAGAGGCCGCTGCAATGGCTGTGCGTCAACATTGCGGCATACACAGTCGCATAGAACTTTCGTCTAACAAAACCGCACAGAAATTATGGACAGAACTTCTCGGTGAATTTGAAAGCAGAGGTAACTATGCATGAAAAGAAATTAGATGTGCTTGAGGGCGCAATAGAAAACGTATGCGGAGACAGGCACAAAGATTACGGGGATTCCCTCGTTAATCATACCCGCATAGCTAATCTGTGGAATACATGGATTACCGGAAGAGAGTGGTCTGGCAAACCTCTAACTGCCTACGATGTTGCAATGATGATGGGCTTGGTAAAAGTTGCCCGGTGCATGAATAGACCCAAACTTGACTCACACATTGATATAGCTGGGTATGCAGCAGTAGCTGAGGACATATATGAAAAGATTATGGAGGCAGACAATGGCGGGACAACTGAACCGACCTCGTCGAATGACGGAACCAAGTAAGACTTGGAACATTGTTTTTCCCTTCCGTCTCATAAATCGGATTAGGGATATCGCCTCCAAGCAAAATGTTACAGCAGCCTCTGTGGTGAGGGAGGCAGCAGAGCGTTACGTTGAAGAAGAAGAAAGCGAAAAGAAATGAACATCCACTGGCTTTGCACAGAACTTCAGGTTCTGCGAAAAGAAGCCCCTTTGTCGAGAGAGGTTCTTGCTTCTCTTACAGGCACTAGCGCCAGCACAATAGCTAATTTTGAAAATGGCAAGACGAATGTTGCCTTTAGCACAGTCGAAAAATGGTTCAGTGAACTGGGATATGAGATCGACGTTCACAAGATAAAGGGGAGGCGTTGACTAGACGCCTCCCCAAAGTCATGAGGTGACATACGATTTGAAAGGAAATCGCACGACATGAAAATAACATCAGTGGAGCAGGTCGTAAATAGGTATATTTCTGATCATGTTGATCATGTAGCTATCGACCACAAACGAGCATCTATCGCTTGGAAGAGGTTAGCCCCTCACTTCGGAGACATTCCAATCCACAAATTAAGCGGCAAGCATGTCTCCGCTTACACCAAGAAGAGAGACGCCAGTGCCGGTACAGTCAATCGAGAGTTGGGTGTATTGAGCGCAGCACTGAGATGGGCAAACGCGGAAGGAATAATTGACCGCGTAATTGTTATCAAAAGACTACCTGAGCCTGAGCCAAGGAAGATGTGGCTTGATAAGGAGGAGTGTCTTCGATTCCTAGAAGCCTCAAAAAGGTACCCGCATGTCTTTCTTTTTGTCGCTATCGCCCTGCTCACCGGGCAGCGCAAGGAGGCAATCCTGTCTCTTCAGTGGCCTCAAGTGATCTGGAAGGAAGGGGTGATCGACTTCAGGGACAAGCACGACCGTAGAAACAGACGCAAGAACCGCGCAGTGATACCGATTTCGTCAGAGATGCATACGCTCCTGTCGGGGATAGACCGTGATAGTATGTATGTCATCTCCAACAACGGCAGACGCATTCGTGATATGCGAAAGGCGTGGGCGAACATTCTTGAGGATTGCGGCTTGGAAGGCGTGACCCCACACGTTCTTCGTCATTCTGTTGCGACGAACCTTGTGCGCGATGGGGTACCAATTATTGAGGTGGCAAAGCTGCTGGGTCACAAAGACAGTCGGATAACGGAAAAGGTCTACGCTAAGTTCTCGCCCGACTACCTAAACAACGCTGTGTCAAAACTCACGATAGCCGCCTGACTATTTCTTGCGTGACCTGTTCGTTTTCTTCGGACGGGCGCGCAAGTTTTTCAATGAATTATTGCGCGGGTTGCCGTCCCTGTGATCGACATCTCGCTTATCGCTCTTTTTAATCCGGCCAGAGCTAACCATCTTCCGACGAGCTTTGTTTCGAGAACTTCGGTTGGCTCTCTGGTCGGGCTTAGAGTGATACTTCTTGTATTCTTTCTTGTAATTTCTAGCCATCGTAAAAGACTTTCTGCCACTTCTTGTGGTTCGCTAAGGGTATCCGCACATACGAAAACAAACGAGCCATTCTGATCACTGCCAAGTTTATCACATGCAATGGAAATGGTAGAGGCCGCACTATATCGATGAACAAAACAGACCTGAGCTTGTCAGTATTATTGACTGCTGAATGTATATATGTGTCATCGAACATGATGCACTTTCCCTCGCTCCAGTGAAGCCTCTCGTCTTTCACATCGATATAGCACCTCTGTTGGTGCGGTATATCAAGCGCAAGATGAAGCCTAAGCACACCGGAATACGGTCCAGCATGAGGCTCTAGCTTCTTTCGCGGTCCCAGAACAGATATGTAAGCGCTTACGATCTCTTTATTGCGTTTAATTATCTTAGCCGTATTGGGCATCTGTTCGCAGTTTCTAGGAAACCAAAGCCCCGCCCCCTTCAAAAAGAATAGACGCCATTTGTCGTCATTAGATATGTACGTCTGGTGAGGGGATATTTCTTGAAACGGCGCGAAATCATCATATCGCTTGATTATCTGGTCATACTCAGCGCGGATGACATCGAAATTATTTTCGAGGTCCTTCGTCCCACGATAGAGATGCGTCGGCTGAGTTGCGAAATCTCCCCACAGCGAGAACCGTCTGTACAAAGGCTGCAACAGCCGTTCGATAAATAGAGCGCTCATAGGTTATTTTTAACCTGACTATTTAGTAATTTTTTTAATCTTTTCCACGGTTCTGAGGCCNCCCAACCCGAGCATTCCCATCAAAACAGGCATCATCTGGGTCATGTCTAAATTAGGTAATTCCACCAGATGACCAGTTTGCGCGAGAACAAAGGAGGCAAGCGGAAATATGAGGAAATTAAGGCACATCGCCAGACCGCATGACCAACCGATGAATGGTCGCCAACCGGCCACGAAAATTGAACGGTGAGCCGCCTCCGTCTTGTTGATGTCCAACTGAGCGAGGTCGATCTTTGCGAGGTGAGTTGTTAGCTGTGCCTCAATTTCTCGCTCCGCCGCTGCTCGTTTTTCTTTGTCCTCTGGGAGAAATCTCCCCGCCACATCCATGACAGAGGGAAGGACAGCGCTGATTAAACCAATCATTTTCTAAACAATGCAAACAAGGTTAGCAGTAGCAGAGAAATAATAACCACCTCTCCGCCTGTCAAACTCATAGCGAAAGGCATATTCCCCTCCTATTTTGGCTATTTATTCTCGCGCCCGATGATGGAGATTACACCACACGCGGCGGCCAATGCTGCCAGAATAAATGATGAATCCATAATTACGGCAACGGAGACCAGAACCAATCCGATACCGCCCCACGTTGTGATCTCTAAGACGCGGTTAATGATCCAAGAACGAATTTTTCTTACGAACTTCATATCAGACACTCCTCATTCTGTTTACTAACCGCTTTGCGCGATTAGGAACTTGATTGTACCAGCGACTATCTACCATCTCGTTAGCAGCCCTATGCCAATCTCTGGCATCAACGCCAGCCTTCATTCCCCGAAATGCACTAAGCCTTGGGTAGCCAAGGTTAAACATCATATTGGCTACGATTTTTTGCACCTCTTCGGGGAGGTCGTCAAAATCAGAGTACAGCCTACAACAATCTTCCAATACTGTCTCTATGTCTTGCTCGAACGCCTCAGCAACCCTTCCCTCGTCTACTGGAGTCCAACCGGCATACCATGCTCCGGGTCGTCGTCTTTAACCAGATGGCCTACGCCAAAAGTGGGATAACCGAGGTGATCGTTATATATTTCGTATTTTATTCCCTCATCTTCTTCGAGTTCAACCCTTAACTCTTCAATGTCCATTAGTCAGTCCTCCGAATTATTCTCTCTTTGTCTTTGGTTATTTCAGAGACAATCTCATTCATCTGGGTCTGTATTTCTTTGAAGTAGTCCGCTTTGTCATCCGCGCTCATCACAGGGTCAGTGGAAACCTGTTTTCTAAAGCGTCGGAGTTCTTTCAACGATTCAGCCAAACTCTTGATGTAATCTGCTTCGAGAGCCACATTCTGTCTCTGTCCAATGTATTTATCTAATTCTTCAAGCCTACCCGTATTTTCATATTCGCTAACTGAACTAGAGAAAAGCATCACTTCTTGGTAAATATCAAAGAAAGACTCCACAGGCCCAGTTCCCTGACCTTCCTGTAGGAAACGGCTGAGGACAGGATACTGATCCAGCCTTCTCGCGGGCCTATCAGGCATACCAGCGGCAGACCTCATGATGCCATCTGCTGCCATAAGGGCATAGCTGCCTAAGGTTCCGGTGTATCCACGAACCAAATGATCGATATTCTCTGCGGGAACGCGAATGTTAAACTTCTCGGAAATTCCTTTAGAAGTCTCAATGGCTAAAGGTGAGACGTAATCAGGATTAGATAAATAAGGCTCTCTCTTTTCATCCCAATAGGTGACGACAGGTCTGCCCGTGAAGGAATCAAAGTTAGCCACTGTTTCTGCGATTGGCAGCATAAATTGAGGAACCGGGTTAATAGCGAATGTCCCCATAAAGTGGCGTTGAAAAGCGCCCCAGTTCCCTGACATTCCCGTGTCGTCACGAACGGTACGCACGATCCTTTCCGGGACAACCTTGAAGAGAACACCAACCTCAAAAGGAATGGGTATCTTGAGGGCCGGGGTGTCAGGAGTTGTGTCGAGACCAAGCCACGTAGGCGGAATAATCCAGTAGTTATCCTTGTCTACTTCAGTAGCGTTTTGGTACCACTCGTTGTCCTCGTCATCCATAGACGCCATAGCATACGCGGTGGACATAGATATGATTGCCAATGCCCTCATGAAGAAGCGCCGTTGCCTTTGCGCTTTGGTCATAGATGATGTAGTTCCCACATCGCCTCGCGCCCCACTACGATAAAGAACGTCAAGGCCCTGAATACGAGCGTTCAAGAATGGGACAACGGCAGAGAAGAAGCGGATGCCATGAGAAGAGCCTTTGCGGCTAAAGTTGATAACATCTAGAGCTTCGGTATTGGCTGCGGCTATATTGCCACCCGTGTCTTTTAAGATTTGATTGTAGACAGCGACTCTGGTTGCGGTGTCTGAGGCCAAGGACAACTTGTCCCACTTATCCCACCAAGCTATAGGACTGAGTCCACCGCGTCCTCGCTGCCTGTTGATTTTTTTGAACAGCTTTACAGCTTCTTTGTCCTGCTTTGCATCGTAGCCACCAACCACCCCAGAGGCCTCCAAAGCCTCAGCGCTGGCATCTTTTGCAATTGTTTTGACAAACCCGGCAACTGTGCTGGGTCCCGGTATCTTGGTGACTCCCGAAGTTGTCCAAGCGGACACAGAGTCACGCAGCATGTTTGCTGCCATAAATCCGGGGTCTTTCGTGATCAATTCACGAAGGAGGTTTGCTGGTGCAGCCATGAGGTCGAGACCCGGCATCTGGAAGTCGCCAGTGGCTCCCAACGAAGCAAGAAGAAGCTCGTCCTGCACCCTGTAGTACTTTGTCTCTCCGTTAACACGAATGCCTACGACATCAGGCGTCGGCTCCACTCTATTGGGAGTGGGAATTCTCTGGGCAAGACCAAGACGTTGAAGGTCTCGAACAGCGCGTGACGCGACCACGTTAGTCAGAACAGATGTTACACCAGCGTCGAAGTTTCTGAGTATGTTGTTGATTGGGTTGTCAATGCGCTGATTGCTCTTTGCTAGACCAACCTTTGCCCTCGGGTTCATTTTCCTTAGTTCGTTTAACCGAGTGGCAGCGTCCTCGGCGTTCGTATAGGACTTACTGTCAGATACGTTATTCACCATCACAAAGTAAAACGGCTTGCCACCCTTCAGTTCTTTAGGAGCCTTAATGTTATAAACATTTTGCAGCACACTGTTGTTAGGAGAGGCCCCATCAGGGGTGAAGATAACATCTCCGCTTGCCGTTTCCTGAGCGGTTGGTATGTCATAAATGGCACCTTCATTCTCAAAGGCTTGACGATAGAACGGAAGATAGTCCGAGTTGTCTTTCCACAGTTGCGCCGCTTCGCCTGAGATCACACCGGAGTTTTCCATAACCCCAACGAAAGCATTATTCCAAAGCTGGTAGTTTCGATACGCCCGCACAATCGCCGGGTTTTTGGCCCCCTCTTCAAGTGAGAGATTGATCTCTTCCTGAGTAAAGGTTTTTTCACGCCCCTCTGTCATGAGCCTGTTGGCTCTTTTAGCCGCAGCGTACAAGTTAAAACCAGCCCAAAGACCTTCTTGTTCAATTTCTTCAAAAATTTTCGCTAAACCTTTGAGGTCTGCGGTGCTTTCGTAGCGAACAACAGTCTGCTCCCCAGTCACGGGGTCAGTTTCTATGTACTGCGTCTCTTGCTGTAAACGATCAAACGCAGCTTGGAATTTTGCACGGGCTTGATCGTTCTCAAGGTTCTCAACAATGTTCTCATTGATGGCAGTGACTTGACCGCCAAACCTTACAAGCGGGCCTATATTCAAACCAGCGGCAACAACTCCGCGCTTTCTCTCAAGCTGACCGATTGCTGAATTGACTTGAGCCTCAGCATTGATATCGGCAATTTCTTGCGCCCTCTTGCCCATCGCACGAGCACCAGCATAGTTATCAGCTATGTTACGCCTGATCTTGAGCATCACAGAGCGCTTGCTTGGGTCACTCATATCAAAAGAAGACATTATCCGCTGAAAGAATGTCTGATCTTCTGGTGTAGAAATACGATCCTGATAAATCTTTCTAGCGTCAGGAGAGAGATTGTCCTCACTGCGCTTCAGGCTATATTTTCTTTTGAGTGTAAGAACCTCGCGTTCAACTTTTGCGCTCTCTTGTGCGGAGACAGCGTTAGCCATTCCCCGCTGGATAGAAACTTCCATCTCACGAGTGCGGTCTTTTACTCGAATAGCTGGCTGAGGTACGGGGCTGCTGCTCTTACCATCAGAAGCGCCAACAAAACCGTTCTTCAGGTACATGACCTGTGTGTTTGCTAAATTCGGATTCTTTTGAGCGACACCCGGCATAACGGTCGAGACGTAGAACGGCTCAAAAATAAATACGGCAGGGTATCCAGAGCTTTCGTTCTTCCACTCCATCCTCATCTGAGGACTGCCCGTCGCGCCTTGCACCTCAGTTACCTTAAACGGGCTTCCCCCTAAGTTATTCCTGAGCGGCCAATATGCATTTAAGGCGGCTGTGGCAAGATCAGCTATGCTGTTATAGGTACCCCCTGTTCGCTTGGAGGCCTCTACATCGTGCTTCACCATATGCCTTTGGCCGAAACCAAAGGTCTTGTCACGATTACGACTAAACTTGTCAAAGCCCTTCGGCACAAAGACGGTCAAGGCTTTGTTGCCAAACAAAATCCTATGAGAGCCGTTCTCGGAGTGAGGACTTGGAGATGTTACTCTAGATAAGCTCGATGCCTCGTAGGCATCAATCGGTACACTGAACTGTTCGTTGTACCGAGAGAAGCTGTCTCTCTCTGTTAACTGCTCTCTTGAGAGACTGAATTTCGGACCTCTGTCTGCGCGGATTTCCGCATACTTTCGAGCAGCTTGGTCTGAATCTCTTCCACGCTCATTCCGGGCTTGATCGCTGTAAGTTCCAGCCGATTTGAGTTGTTCGATACCTTCTGGGGTTCTGACTTCATCGAATGTCCTTAGGTCAAATATAGCAAGCTGTTCTGCACTATCAGCAATATAGAGTGCGGTGTCAAGCTCATCGTAAATATGGACTGCATCAAGGTAGTACAGGCCATCTTCGGAGTTTAGCCACCCACCAGCGTAGGTCTCGCGATTTGTCGAGTCCGCAACATCCTTCAAGATTTCTGCGTATTCGCGCACCGAGTCAGCGTTAAGCTCATCAGCCTTAACAGTTATCTCGGCAGCCTTTACGGGAGCGACAACGTAGCCAGCAGGGGCGGGCTGACCGTCAATCGTGACGGTAAAGCCTTCAGGGTTCTGCTTGATAAAGTTAAGAAGAGTGTTCTCCGGGGTTTCACGTTGAGGAGCTAACGAGAACTTTGGTCTTCCGGGGTCTGATCCGGCCCCTTCACCGGACGTAATTTCATCAAGTTCGAGACCATCTTCTTCTGCTCTTCCCGTGACATCGGCGGTTTCTGTTCCGACCCCTCTCCCCACGGGCTGTAAAACATTTCCTTCGGCATCTAACTCAGTCCTTCCTTCTAAAATTCTTTCAAACGCCTGAGCGTAATCAATGTTCAGGTTATCTTTCGTGCGAACGCCCAACTTCTTGTACAGATTCTTCTCTGGATACCAAAGAATAGCCTGAAGGTCCGCGTTGGTTACGTCATACCCACTGTCGGCCATCTTTTGGCGCGTCTTGTCCATAATGCGGCGAACAGCATTTCGGAAGTTGCCCCCGGATGGGGCATCCTGAGGCTTGTTTTGCTGCGTTATGATTGCTTCAGCAGCCTTTGCCCACTCGGGCTTATTGTATTTTTTCTGACGGAATAGTGCTTGTACCTCAGGTGTCAGAAAGAGACGGTCATGCTCCAGACGAAGCTCATCAGCTACCTCGACCAAAGCGTCAAGGTCGCCATCAATCTGTGCATCCCGAATGGAGGCTATCAAGAAATTGTTGCGGCTCTTTTCTGGATCGGCGTTAAGCCCCTTTAGCAGCCTGTCTGCTTGTTTTTCAACAATTTCAGGTTTGCCGATTAATCGACCAGTTGCCCGACCAACAGTCCGCATCAGCCACATATCGATAGTGACCGGAGAGAAGTTCCCGTTCAGGTTTTGATAAAAACCCTGACCGATTTTGGGGCCAAGCAGAAAAGACCCGTAAACAACGGTGTCTACGTTCTCACCACTCGGCGGCTTAAAACCAGCATCCTTTAACTGCTTAACTGTAAACTGTTTATCAAAGAAGGCTCGAACACCTTGCGGACCCATAGTGTCCAACAGATCGTTCAAAAGAGCGAAATTACTCGCCATAGACTTGCCGTGCTTGCCTTTTGAGAAGTCCTCAGGGAAGCGCTGGTTCTCACGGAAATACTCATACACCTCTGACGTATAGACCGAGTTCTCCATAACCGGAGTGTTCTGGCTTGTTACCGAGAGGGCTGCCAGAAAAGCAAAACGGGCATCAGCATCAGTCGCTATCTCAGGGTACAACTGAGACGCCACCTCAATGGCTTCCGTAACTTTCTCGCTGTACCAAGTCGCCGCGTTGCCTGTCTCTTCAAGAGCGGCAATAGCCTCAGCAGCGAACACATCAGAAAGCAGTCCGTCCTTGCTTGTGTCCGATTCGATAGCCACCGGCTTGCCGCTCAAAACCTTTCTCGACCTTTCCTGCAACAGTCGGGCAACGTACCCAGTGCTGCTTCCAGTTCGGGGCAGGAGATTGTCATTGTACAGGAGGTCGAGGACAGACAGACGACGCGCCTTACCTCGTGGAGGTAGCGCTTTACCCGCTACTTCTGCGTTATCATGTTTTGAGTCACGCGAAGAAAAGACCGGGTCTTTTGGATCAATAGGCTTTCTTGCCAAAGAATACTTGCCGTCTATAGCTGCTTTTTGTCGATCTAGAGCCTTCTTCTGCTCTTTGTTTAAGCGCAGCCTTTGCTTCACTGCGGCGGGGAGATCGGTAGCCCTGAAGCGGCGAACAATATTCCCTTCTCGCACAGTCTCGACGCCCATAATTTTTTGCGCCAGACCATCCAACTGTGCGGGGTATAGAGAATACTTCCCCTCATACGCATCTATTGGCGCATCTGGCACATCCATGCCTTCGGCAGCAGCAGCCGCCTCTGCCTGTCTTGCGGCTTCTCTGTTAGCAGGAGCAACGGGAGCAGACCGTGCACCAATCGGTGCGCGTAGATTATTAAAGATTTGCTCGGCAGATGTTATTTCAGCGTTGCTTAGGCCGGAACCAATGCTGCGGAAGAAGCGCACAATGCGGTCGAATATGCTCTTAGGCTTGCCGGTGACCTTGAGTTGACCAGCAGCCCAGTAACGGAAAGCATCGGCAACCGCCTCTTCTTCAAGCTCTTCTTTAGAGAGTTGGCGTCCGACATTCTTTTCCGTATAGTTCTCTACGATCTCTTGATAAATCGTTTTCTTCGAGCCTTTTATACGGGCGTTCTTTGAGTACTTAACGAGTGATGCCATATCAGCTTCGTTGATAACGCCTAGCGCTTTTAGAGCGTGCACCACTTCGTGATTGAAGACATCTCTGAGGTTATTTTTAACTTGTGCGTCAGTTGCTGCGCCCTCTTGAGCCGTGTCCAAAGCTAGTTGAATAATTACCTTACCGCTGTCAGCGTCAGCGAGTAGCTGGCCCTCTGCCCTTGTCCCCGCCCCAGTCGTTACTGAATCAACAATCTCAACGCCGATCTTGCTGGCATCCAGTTTTGCCGCCCTACCAGCGGGACTAGCAGCAAACCTGTTAAGCTCATCAGTGAGGGATTGCTGTATCTCCTCGCGTCTGGATAGGGCCTCGGGCGTGGGCGTGGTCTCTCCAAGACGTTCTTGGAATTCCCTGCTACGTTCAGGGATAGAGCGCGTATCACCCTCTTCCCGCGTGGTTTCTACGATAATGCCGGGGCCAAGGGTCTCACGGGCTGGCATTTCTGGCTGCGCTTGCTCTTCCCTTGCGCGGGCCTCTGCCTCTACCTGTTCGCCTCTCTCTAGAGGTGTACGGGGTCTATTAAGTCTCTCTTCGTAGAACTGCCTACTGACCCACCTATTCTTTTTTGTGGGATGCGGCACAAGATCGCCACGATCCAAGCCAGCCTGTATCAGGGATTGCGTGGGAGCACCGCGTTTCATATCGATGTTCTTGGAAACCTCAGACTTTAGAACACCTTCCTCGCCCTTGCGTTTAGCAAGAGATATGGTTGCGCTGTACTGAGGGCCTGTAAATTCGGGTGTTTGGATAACAGGCAGTGCCTGTGCGGTTTCACCGGGTATCGCTGGCAGCCCCTCGATAGCGTCGATCATGTAGCCAAGCTGAGTAGGCGACATTCTCTCTATGTTTGCGGAGCCAGTATTTCTGCGGGCAAAGCGCTCAAAGCCAGCGTCTTCAACCAAAATGTTTTTAGACGCGGCAGCAGAACGCACATCTTCGACGGTGGCCGCTTCGGAGGAGGGTAACAGACCGTCGATTACCTCCTGAGAGACATTGTTATCACTGAGTTCCTCAAGGGTTACTGTGTCTTGAGCGCCAAGTGTACTGCGCCCAGTCTGGGTCCTCTTAACATTTATCGCTTGGGCTGCGTCCCCCGGAATAGAGGAGAAATCAATAGAAGGCGAGGATAGGGTTGCTCTCGCCGCTTCCAGTGTTGCGCCCGTTTCCTCAAGTTTGGCCCGCTTTACAGCCTCTGTAGCCTGTCTCTGTGTTTCGACTTCATCCTGAACAGCCATCATCTCGTTAACGGACACATTCAGCCGGTCACGAAATTCAGCCGCCTGTTCCGTAGAAGAGAAATTGGGGGAAACCCGGACACCCTGTTTAGAAACAACAAATATACCATCAGAGCTAGATGCGACCTCGTAAGAGGCTGGTGTTCCAACATCGTCAGTTACGACGACCTTCCCTTTATTAAAAGAAAGAGGCAGGTCAGAAGAGAAATTAGAAACAACGCCATCAACAAGACTTCCAATATCAACATCTGGATCGACAATCGGGACCCCTTCGTTGGAGAAATCAGGAAGAAGAGGGGTTTCTTCGGGCGCAGGAAGCGCAAGAGGCTCAGTATCTTCGTTGAAAACGGCAGCAGCATCGGCTGCAAGCTCATCTTCAGTTTTAGGTGGCGGCGGAGCATCATCCTCTACGCGGCCTTGAAATATACTTGTTCCTCCTCTGACTGTGCCACCGACGAGACCAGCGGCAACCGCGACCTCAAAATACTCATCCATAGCCTCATCGCTAGTAAGGTCCTGCCCAGCTTGAAGGCGCTGAAGAACTTGCTGCCCAATTTCAGTTGGAACTTCAGTCACTACGCCAGCGGTTCCCCCCTTTATGCCTCTTGTAAAGAGACCACCCTGCCTGATGGCCTTCGGAGTTAGTCCGCCAATAAGGAATCGGTCTGCTATATAATCAAGAAGGGCTTGGGGACCCGCTGCTAAAATAGCTGCGCTCTCGCTTACTTCCACGCGGTTACCCTTAGCAATCTCCTGCTTCTGAGCTTCTCGGTTTGATCCGTAGAAAAACGGAAGGTTGGCCGCTATACCGCCGACAACGCTGCCAATAAGTGCTCCGGGAATAGCGCCAACGCCGCCAAACGCAGCGCCGATCCCTCCGCCGACCTTGCCGCCAAGATAGGCACCGCCAAGAGTGCTACCAAGCTGCGGAACCTGAGCGCCCAAAGTCGCCGATATATAGCTAAGGAGGCCCTTCTCCTTAATATCTTTAGTCTGCAAAGCACCAGCAGAGGTTTCCTCTAACTGTTTTTTCTGAGCAGCAACAACATCAGCGCCATATTGCTCAACACCCGGAAGGTCAAAAACACCACCAAAGCCCTCTATGGCAGAGCCATAACCTTCCTGTAGAACATCAACGCCGCGCCCTATACCAGTAAGGAAGTAGTTGCCCTCAAACTCTTCAGACTGAGCAGCCGTTGGCTGTCCTGCGGGCTGGGCTGGCTGTACGGAGGCAAAGTCTTCGGCGGTAGCGAGGCCATTTTTGATCGCAATTTCCCGAAGACTATCCTGAGTCATGCCGTCAGGGACGCCGCTAATAACACGCCCGTTTGGAAGCGTTACATCCATAAATTAGAACCTATCTAGCTAGACTGCTAAACGGAACCGTTCCAGTTCCACTAGCGCCACGACCCATGCCTGATCTTGGGTCTTGGAGGATTCGACGCCTAACGTCGTCATTGGACGGAAGTTTATCAACGCCGATAGACCTAATGACTTTTGCAATGTCTTGAGGCGAAGTGTTTACTGTATCAACTCTATCGTTTGGGTTTTTTGCATTATATTGACTTATGAGTTTACGAATGCCTTCTTTTCCCTTGGTAAAAAAGTCATCTACCATACCATCTAGTTTTATTTCATAATTACTCTGACCAAAGTTTGTTGCCTTGGGTTTAACGAGCGCCATAGCCGCACCTATCGCTTCAAATTCAGAAGCGCCGGGGTTGTCCTTCTTGAAGGCATTATAGGCTCTGTCAAATAAATCCTTTTCTGCCTGAGTCTTAAACGTCCCTATTCTAAGCTGGACGGCTCTATTCTTCGCAGCGTCCTCTAGTTTTGCCTGATCCGCTGCTGCCGTTCTAAGGGACTGTTGTTCTCTGGTCGCAAGCGAGAGGAGTTGAGCTTCGCGTTCTCTTTGTCCCTTCATCGCCGCTTCACGAGCGCCAAGCATTGCGTTTCTAGCTTTCATCTCTGACTCTTGCTGCTTTGCCTCCAGAGTCTTGATGTTGACATCCAAATCAACCATCTCGCCCATAATCTTGAGACCTTGGTTTTTGACCTTTTCATCACCAGCAGTGTAACCAATCATAGCATTGGTCATCGCAACAAGAATTGGCTGGTTACCCTTTATTACGGCAGCGGCGGCAGTCATAAACGGAAGCGGGCTTTTCTCAAGAGAATCCAAACGATTTTGATAACGGTCTTTCATGTCCTTCATGCTTTGAGGGACAGGCTCATTGGCCTCAACCTTTTTAAGTTGAGTGGTGTACGCTTCAATTATAGGCTTGAACTGTTCGTTCGGGTCCGAAATAAGATCGCCGTATTTTTCCCCAATGCTGCTCAACGTGTCAACTTCGCCTATTTTCGTAGCTTCGAGATTTACATTGGGAGCGGTATCATCAGATTTAGTGGCATCGGGAACCACGGGGGAAACCACAGGAGGAACCACGGGAGGAACCACGGGAGGAACCACGGGAGTCTTCTCTCCCGGTACAGCAGACGTATCTCCCTTCACTGTCGCAGGGTCAATAGGACTGCTTAATTTTTTTACGACTGGCCCTTCACTCACGGGAGGCTTCGCGGGAGGCTTCACGGGAGGAGCCGCTTGGGCTGATCCACTAGGAGGACTAGGTGGCGCAGGAGGTTGAAGAACATTCCTAAGTTGAGCCATACTCGTTTCAAACGCATCTTGTTCTGCTCTGATGCGCGGAACTTCAGATTCAGGAGCGAAGTAACTTCTAATACCGGTCCCAAACGGCAGACTATCGGGGTTTTTTCTTTGAGCGCGTTCAAGGGTTGTTCTTATGGCATCGCGGCGAACTCTAGGAATGCCAGCGGCGCGTTCATATGCCGAGGGATCGGCGTAGCGTTCGCCAGAATCCATAATTAATTGTTGAGATTGAGGATCAAGACGCGAAAATTGCTGGTCACTAAGACCAAAGGTTTCTAAATCTCTCTGTAGAACTGGGTCATACCCCATACCGGGTTGACTGCCAAAACCGTTCTCAGCGAATACAGTAGGCTTGTCACCTGAAGAGCCTCCCATAGACTTTAAGAGTTGAGAGACATAAGCAAGACC